ATTATTTGCCGCTGACATCCAAGCATCATGCAAATCAATTATTGGGAATTTAGGTAATAACCGTTGAAATTCGTTACGGAATTTTGCCCACTCTCCTATTTTAAAATGGTTCATTTCTTTCTTAGTTATACTCCAATTATCTCATCATTGATACGAAATATGCTATCGCTCACAAAATCGTATATCTTATACATAAGTTCCGGTTCCTGTTCCTTTGGGGAATAAACCATTACTCTTTTGCCTGCACCTTTCATCCATCCTGCTTCTGTGTTAGCAGACCGACCACAAGGAAGAACCATAACACAGACATCCGCCCACTTCATGCCGTTAAAATCTGAATCAAATCCTTTTTGTGCAATCGGGTGATTAAGAGCTTCACGATATTGCTCTGTTGTCCAGTTTTGCCAGTTAGGGTCTATATCAGACCATTGGAAGCCACCATTACCATGAGGAGGATTCTTAAAATCGTAAACCTCATGTCCTAAATCACGGAGAATACCTACAACGTCCTGTTGAAATACATTTCTCCAACTACTTGCTACATAAATTTTTGCCATATACTATAATTTTGATTTTTAAATTATTATTTTTGTATCGTTATTGTACTTGTGGCCGAATGGATAAGCTCCATCTGACAAATGGATATGTAGGTTCGAATCCTACCGGGTATATACTGTTACTAAAAATAAACAATCATTTTATGAAAGAATTCCTGCTATCAATTATAGCTGGGATGTTATCAAATAAAATATCAGATTGTATCAGAAATTGTCAGAACCCCATCCCAGTAACAGCGAAAACAACAACTTACTCCTACTTAAATCTTGGTTTTTACAAGCGTTTAAGGATAAGTGAAAAGGGTTGAGAGTAGACAGGGAGACGGATTTGCACCCCGTCTCCTTTTTATTTCTTTCTGATTAGTTTTGAGGGTTATATTCTCCCCACCGAAGTAGAGAGAAATTGATTAATCTTCATATTCATCATCGAAATATGTCTTATCAATGACTATTTTAGTTTTGAACATAACAAGGTTGGCAACATACGTTAAGAAGTCATTATGTAGGATACCGCACGTAAAAGGTATTTCCATAGAAGCACCTTCGTCAAGTGTGATTTTCATATTTCTATCATAACTTCCTCTTTTATGTTCGTATGGTAAGCCAAGCATAGAATAGAACTGCTGTCCTTTTTCATTTTTGGAATCTTCGTGAAGTGTAATGTTACATTTTTCGTCACCGCATTCAAGTTTCATACGATACCATCCATAGCCTTTATCTTCTGATAAATCAATCTCTATTGGATCATCGTCATACTCATGTTGCTTTTTAAAAGCACTTACAATATCAGAAACTCTAACAATTTCTTCTCCACGGGTAAGAAACTTACGTACAAGTGGCACATAGCTTTTTGCAATAGCTTCATTAGCAATGATATCGATTTGGGAAGAGAGAGATTCATTTATTACTCCCATTATCTCCGGCATAGTAAAACAGAAAGAAGTACGTGACTTATCAAGATGTTCTTCTATTGCCTTTTTAAAAGGCGAGTTGTAACCGGTATAATAATCCTTTAAACACTCTATTGCTCCTTTTAAAGCAAATTCATTAGCTTTCTTTTGAATTTCATTCATATCAAGCACAGGCTCGACAATTTTGTTTTCTTTTTCCATTTTGTTCCTTTCTTGATTGTTTTACACTATTTGATTTTAAAATATTCACTACAGACAAAACCCTTTCGAGGGGTAAAGTCCTTAAACTCACAACTTCTAAAAATCCACTTCTTATCAGCCCATCCGGCTAAATCCTTTTGCCATTGCGGTATAATCTGATGTGGGTTATTCAAGTTTCTATAAGGTTGACAATGTGGTAAAAACCGACCGCCTTTTATTCGCCAATGATTAACACGAGTAAATGCTTCCTTAAAATCATTCAATAGGATGCAGTAGAAAAAGTATTCTCCTTTGTATCCATATTTATCAATCAAGGCTGTTGCACGTTCGCATTCTACTATCTGTTCAGGAGTGTCACAACCAAACCGAATTCGTTTTATCCATTTGACCTTTACAAGAAGTCGGGCCACTTCGTCTGTTACAAGACGGGCATCTAATCCCTGATTGAAGTCTACACGAAGTTTTAATCTGATAATCTTTTCTATCTGTTGCAAACCATAGTCGGATGCAAGTATGTTATTATCCATAAGGATGATGCTTTTTCTCCCATTAACGGCTATCTCTTCAATATCCATGTAAGCAGCAATGTTACCTTCTTTCTTCGGTACCACACACCACTTACAGCGATTAGGACAGCCACGAGTAAGGAAGCCATAAGCCAAAGTCTTATCAATATTGTATAGATCGTAGTCCGGAATTATTCTATCAACTTCTACCGGAAGAACCTTACTTATGTCATATCCTGTACCTCCTTTCTCGACTTGATCGGCATTGATGTAGTAGCCGTAATCCGGTGTAAAGCTGAATACTTTTGCCATGTAAACCTTATCATACGAACACAAAGGATTATACCACTCAACATTATCACCTCTTGCCTTGTGCCATGTACTTATCTTCATCAAAGCCAGATTAGGATAATTACTATCAACCGCTAATATTCCGATGTTCATTACTTTATATTTATTCAGTTATTAGTTAATCATCTTCATCATCTGAATCAAAATTAAAAGCTATTGACTCATCATACACTGGCTCATCATTAATATCCCAACTAATCAATATTTCTTTAACTGTAAACTCGTTATTCCACTCTGTTTCTTCTAATTTCACTCTGACATAGAAATCCTTATTCTTACTAAAAAACAATCTTGCTGCCACTGCGTATTCATAGTTAAAATTGCCACGAAAACGAATGCTCAATTTGCCTCTTTTAGACTCTTTTTCTATCTCATGCTTCAATTCCTTATAAGCTGCTAAATACCGATTTCGCCTTTGCTTACGATGATAATTGAAATACCTTTTTCTTAGTTTATTGATATTCATCTTTTGATTTGTTACGAATTAAGTTTTTCAATAAATTGTTTCACAGTAGGGCAATCCCTACCTATGCATACATCTGCGCAATCGCAGCACCAATCTGATTTGTACTCACAGTTTTCTATATAAGATTCAATAGCTTTCTGTTTCATCTCTTCCCCAGCAAGATAGAAAGCCTTTTCAAAGGTTTCCAATACAGCCTTTCTTACAACAGAGGTAGCTACACATACACTTTTTTGATGAGCTATTTCGGCTCTTACCTTATAATCGCTATTGCTCCAATGCTCAGAAGCATATTTAGATAAGATTTTATTCATATTATCATATTTGCTTCTTTATTGTTCAATTTGAAGTTCCTGTGATATTATTCCAGCACCTCCCAAAAGCTGTTTTGTACTATTGGGATTATCAGTTTTGGCCATAATGTTTAAAACCTGTGCTTTGACTTTATAGCCTTCAATAACAACCTTTCCCAAATCAGCAATAGTTTTTGCAGTATCGACATCTATCTTTTCATTGGCAGATGCATTTGGATCACTATTGTTTTTCAGCATTTCGATTGCTTCAAACAGGTGTGTATTTAAACTATCTATACTAATGTTATTCTTCATATTTTATAATCGTTTTTTTAAGTTTTCCGTACGCCCTGATAGCTTTCTTCAATTCAGGAGGATATCGGTGAATCGTATTAGACATCATATTCTCAGACTTACTCACAAGATAAAGATTGGATATATCCACATTCAGTTTATTACCGTCCCGAAATCGAATAACGCAATCAGAGGGTATCGTTCCGTTGTGTTTAATCCAGATTAATCTGTGCTTCATTTCAAACACATTGGGTTCAGCAGTCTTCACTTCAATATATCCGTCTCTGGTAATACGCTCATATCCAACAGGTTTATGATTTTGAGGAATATGCCCCTTTTTAAAGCGCGTCTTCTTTGTTTTCTCGATCTGATCGATAGACATAAATTCCGTTTGTTTAAGCCCTTTGTTGGCCGGTTGATGCCCTTTTGGAAAGAATCCCTTTGAAGAATGTTCTAACATGAATTCCGGTGACTTCCTAAGTTTCAGTTTAAATGCTCTCCCACAAACGGCACTTTCGGTTGAGCCAAGGAGTGAAGCTATTTCCTGATTAGTATGATTCGGATATAAGGCAATCAGCTTTTCTTGTTTTTTAGGACTCCATACCTTTACATCAGATGAGCGCTTCAATCCACGACATTTGGCCTTTGATCTAACAGCACTTTTCGTCTTACCCAGAGACTGGGCTAATTCTTTCAGATCAGCAGTTGGGTATTCTCTATCAAGAATAGCCAACTGTTCATTACTCCAAGTCTTATTCATGGTGTACCTTGAAAAAGAGGAAACCGTTAGGCTTCCTCTGTGTTAGTATTATCAAGTTCTTTCAGTTGAGCAGTGAGCTTCTTTTGTTTCTTCTCAAATGAGGAACCAAGCTTTTTGCTTAATTCAATATATTCATCCGGATACTGTTCTGAGAACAAAAGATTCTGGCACTTCTGCAAATAAGGGTAGAAATTGACATTGTTATCTGATAAGGATTCAGCGATAAAAGCTCGATACCATTGTACCCTATCAGCTTGGTTATTCTCAACATACTTCACAAAATCGCCCTTTTTATTATATTTATCCAAGCCGAGTGATGTGAGAAAAGAACTCTTACAGTGGCTGAGAACCATCACATCAAACACAAGCTGTTCATTGGTGGTTAACTCTCCTTTTCGCTCATGGTAGGGCTTTTCTTGTGCCCAGGTGCGCAGTGTTTCAGCAGTCTTTTCCACTACGATCTCTTTTGCCCTTTTCAATTGGGAATTAATTTTCTCCCTCTCAATATCTTTAGGATCTGCAAGAGCTGATGTGCTGGAAGCAATATCTTTTCTAATATAGTAATACTGAACCTTAAACTCTGGCCCACAATAATCAAAGCAAGATATGCAACGGTAAATTTCAGAATCATCCAGCATCTTTTGAATACGTTCGTCCTCCTCATTATACCAACATTTACTTTTAAAAACTTCATTCGGGGTAACAATACAATATCCCAATTGTCTTACAGCTTCCATTGTATTGTTGTACTGAGCTTGTTTTTCCTCTCCCCAGTAAGTTTCTGGGCCATTGTCAATAATGACAGTTTTCCCGAATGCCATCGGCTCACCATGCTTGACAAGATTCTCACTTTCTGCCTGTATTCTACGCAGGACATAAGCAATTTGTTTCTTCTTATAGCATACAGGATTGGTACAATTAGCCTTTTCACTGTTCATTTCATAGAATAAACACCCATGATTTGCTGTACTAAACTCACATTCAGCACACGGTTTGAATGTACCATTATCCCAGATATCTGCATTATCCTTAATCCAATCGGCTCTATCCAATTCCATAAAGGAATTACTCACAAACCTTCTGATCATAGCCACATTACACTGTCCTTTATTATCTTTGTGGAACTTTACCTGTTCGGTATCATCAAGTTTAGACAGGATCATTGCACCGGAAATTGGAATTTCACCATCTCTAACCCGGGCTTTCAATTCTGGTATGAGACCATTCAACTTTACACGGTCGAAGACAAATCGGGTTGACTTACCAAATCTAAGTGCTATATCTTCCAGTGTACGCCCTTTTTCTATTAGCTGGGAAAAGGCAAAAGCTTCTTCGATGGGATCAACGTCCTTTCTTTGCAAATTCTCGGTAATCATTGCATCAAAAGCCTCATCATCTGTCATCTCTCTGACAATGCAGGAAATCGTTTGATACAACTCTGCTTTTTTGCGATGGGCCTTGATTTTGGCTATGTTCTCTTCATCTTCCTTTGCTTTCAATCGTTGAAAAGCACGGAAACGGCGCTCACCGCAAACAATCTCGTAAGTGTCTTTCACATTAATAACCTCACCGATATCTTCATCCAAATATGGTGCCTCAGATGTAGGTCTGACGGTAATAGGTTGTAATAGACCTTGTTTCTCAATATTGGCTGCAAGTTCTTCAATAGCAGCTTCATCAAAAGTCTTTCTCGGATTAAGGGGTGAAGCACTGATTTTTTCGATTTTAATTTTCTGTATTTCCATAATTCAAAAGTTATATTGGTTTGACTTTTAGTTCCTTACATCAGTAAAGTTATCGTAAAATGACAAGTTATGCAAACGAAAACTTCGCCATTTTAACGCCATTTTTCAAGGCTTATTCCGTAGCTGGATAAAACCCATCAGCTCATACTTACGAAGCATTTCAAGCCTATCATTGTTCACGTCAGCGGTTGTCTCACCATTCACGGTCATGCCGGATGGCAACTTGCATAAATCTCTAATCAGCTTTATGCACTCCATGTCATTGGTTTTCCAGTAAATTGTGATTCGCATCTTCTTGTAAGAGTTTACATCCTGTTACAGATTTCACTTTAAGTATGAAGTCGGCAGCCTCATTCGTTGTCACAGTTGTCCGTACTCCGGTCAGATTCATACTTTCAGCCAACCGGGGCTTCTGGAAAGTCAACTTACATGGCTTGTCGTATTGAATCCACAAATACAGAAGTTCTGCCAAGTATGAGTCTTGAATCTTGATTATGTAGTATTTAGGTTCAAACATTTTCCTCGTTTTTCATTTTGTAAATTATATACCTGCCTGGCGCCTTAATCTTCGATTTGTCCGAAGAAGGCTTCCCGATACTGTCAAGGCATTGCTGTATGTACCTCCATACCGGGCTGCCGATTTCGCCATAATTGGAAAGGGTAAAAATTTGGCTCTGCTCTTTCTCAGAAATGCTCAATCGGTTCAGATTGAGGCATAAGCCCTCAAAATTCCGCGGCTTACCGTCCTTCTGAGATAAGGGAGATTGAAAATAACCTCCTCCTCCATCCCCCGATGGGGGTAAGGGGGAGGATAATTTATTATCCTCATTATCATTATCATATTCAAGGTTTTTGGGGTTACCAAATAACCCACTGGGTTTTGCTGGGTTGTTTGGGTTTTCGCAGGCTGTTCGCCGCGGCCTACCTCCCTTGTTGCCGTTTGCCCTATTTCTCTCAGTAATAGCTAAATACTTCTTGGAATCCTTATCAATCGTCGGTTTTATAAAGTTGAAAGCGATATTTGCCATAGGCTTCAACCCCCGGACATTTCCCGTAGTGGCATACTCTACAATGCTCTCGTAAATCTCCAGCCTGACGTCATCCGGCAAATCCTTAATCGCCTCACTCCACTCTTTATAAAATACAAATGATTTCCGTTCCATATTCAGCCATTTACAGCACCACTTAGATACACCTTCACTTCGCGCATAAAATCGTCCAGCGAGCGGCATAATACATACTTATTCCCAACTGCCTCAACCTCCTTTTGCCACTTCTGTTGAGACTCCCGATGGTCGCCATCGGGAGTTTTCATCTCAATACAGAGTGAAGAATATCCACCCTTTGGAAGAAGCAAAATTAAATCAGACACTCCAGCAAGCGCCCCCTCAGCTTTCAGTTTCCCACCTGTCGCTTTATCGCGTCTTCCGCCATTTGGAACGGCAAAAAGCAAATATTTAAACTGGGGATATACTACACGAAACCATTTGACACATGCACATTGAATCCTATGTTCTTCGTCATCCGGTTTCTTTCGAGGGGCACGATTTCTCTCCTGCTCTAAAAATTCATCATAGGTCATGACTTTTTCTTTTTAGGAGCCTTCCCTTTCCTGCGGTCACTGCCGGAACTTTCGTCCTTAGGAAGCTCATCCGGCTGTTCGGGGATAACGCGCGTCGCGGGTCCGGTCTTGTCAATAATCACCGATTTGCCACCGACCTGTACAGATGTCCTGCAGTTATCAGGTAAAGAGGTGATGAAATGACTTACAACAGGAGAATTTGCAGCTTCATCTATACTGTCGATGTGATCTGCACGCTCTGAATACGGGTAAACATCCATAAGAGGTGTCTCAGATACTGACGCGATTATATAATCTGCCATTGTACCTTTCATACCTTCATCCAGCTTCTTAACAGCGTCACGTAGATCGGCAGCTTGCACTAACACCATAGTAGATGTTCTCTTTTCGGCACCACTTTTTTCATCCAGAGTAATGTAAACCAGTTTACACTTGAACCAACGGTCGGCAGCCTCTTCTTCGCTGGGGAATAATTCGCTATAGTTGGCCCGTTTGATGTCTGAGACGGTAAACTCACCGGTAATAAAGGGAGTCATCTCTTCAATTATACGCGCTTCGGCTTCTGTGAAGCTGAGAGCATCCACAAGATAAGGTTCTGTGACCTTCTTGTTCATACCATTTTCCATCACTTTCTCGTAACGGATTTTACATTCAAACCATGTATGTATCATATATCCTTTTTTTTGTTTAACTTCTTAATCATCTGTTTACATCGACGAGCCAGGTCCTGATCAGGAGATACCTTTGGTGCAGTACGTTCAATAAAAATGGAGCACTGCCTTAGCAAATGCTCCATTGCCCGGATGTCTGTTTTAGAGATATTCATTAGAAATTTAGAAAGCGTTCAAACTCTTCCACCTTGATATCACGTAAAAAAACTGTAAAAAGTACATTTTTCACTTTATCGTAAAGCTCCCGAAATTGAAATTCATCCATTTCTTCAAAAGATATGGATTTGGGAATATCCACCCACTCTTTCGTCTTTAGATTAAAGACTGTATCACAATGACCAGCAGCAATCTCAACAGTTTTACGAAAGCGTTTCACATCATTCTTAAAATGCTCGCACACCTTTTCATTCTGATACTCCCAGGCGAGATCTATCATTTTAAAATACTTGTTATTAAATCCAACGTTACGAGGCTCTGTAATCTTTGCCTTATACATTTTACCGAGTACTAATTTCTTTTTTTCGTCATAGTCTCTATCATAGCAAGGCTTAAGACCTTCAGGAGTATTCAATAGCAGGATTTCCATAACTTTACGGATTTGGTAACACTATATCTTCTCGCTCCCAAGGTAAAATATGCTCCTGAGACGGGGAAGGAGACGCGGGAACTGAAGGTGTTTGTTGTTTAGATGTCAACATTTCCATCCCCTCAACATGCACTTCAGTTATATAATGCTTCTCACCTTTCTTTCCATCATAAGATCTTGTTCTCGATTTACCCTCAATATAGAGTTTATCTCCCTTATGGATATAACTTTCAGCTACCTCAGCATATCCTTTCCATAATACTAAGTTATGCCATTCGGTCCGTTCTGGAACTTGCGTACCATTAGGTAAAGTGAACGCTCTGTCTTTTGTAGCAAGAGTGAAAACGGCCACCTTAGCACCGCTTTCCAATGTTCTAATTTCGGGTTCCTTGCCAACATTCCCGATAAGTGTTATTCTATTCATCCGATTTAAGTTTTATTTGAATACTGTCAGACTTATTTGTAATTGTCAGATATTTAGAGTACAAATCGGGGTGATCTGCCTGAAACTTCTTTGAATCAAATTTCTTTTGTTTGGAAGCTATAGTATAGCTAACTTTTAACCTCCCTACTTCACAGGATTTGATACCCTTTTCCTTCATTATTTTCTTCAAATCAGCCCTATACCCATCCCTCACTTTCTCTAATGCTTCAATAGCTTCTTCAACTTCAATTATTGAATTTAGATTTTGAACAGCAATTATTTGTTTATCATTTGCTGGTACAAGAGCAGAAGCTACAAACTGTTGGCCTCTCTTTTCGGATTCAAGAAGCCGTATCACCTCAGAATCTGGTTTTCTCTCGATCGCTACTACCTCAGACTTTTCGTCACGGAGCCAGATACCAAAGAGTTGATCTACTTTAAGCAAAGGATTCTGAAGTTCAAAAAAGTAAGCACAAACAGAAAGTTGCCATGACAAATACTCTTTATCAAGAGAATAGGTTGTCTTTATATCACATAGAGCAATCTTATCAACTTTCAACCAAACATTATCAATTTTAGTAGCGAAATACTCATTGTCTGATACCAGATATTCATTAGCCAGAGGAACATATCCGGCAGAAGTACGTTCCTTCAGATAATTAGAAGCCTCAATGCAGTCAGTACACAAACCTGTTTCATCAACAAATTGGCATTGTGAATGAACAAAATGTCCTTTGGTTGCCGCTTTTTCTAAAATATGTTTAGGGATCTTGTCATATTTTCCTGGGAACAATTGCCGGCCAATCATACCGGTTATTCCGAACAATTCCTTGGCTCCAAGAAAATAAGTGTGGTCTTCCTCATTGAAGACCACATCTGATTTTACCAAATCTATCATACACTTTCTTTTTTGGGATAAATAATACTCATTTGCTTTGTCACATCAAGAAACTCTTTGTTGTTCGTCAAAGACTTATTTGCATACCAGACCTTTTCAAGTTCTTCCCTACTTTTAACCTCTCTCATATCTTTAAGAGCCTTTTCCAAATCAGATACCTTAAATGTAGAATTAGCAGGCTGTGCAGCCGGAACAGGCGTAATTCCGCCCTGATTATCCTGAAAAGGTGGAGTCGTATTATATTTAGTATTGTTGGATTTACCATCATACCCAAAATAGACATCAGCAGCAACTCCAAGCGCTTTCATGGACACAGACAATGCATCAGTTAATGCCATCTTATAGCATTCATCACTAACGTAAGGGCCGTTTTTCTCTTGATCTACAAAAGATGAGCCACCAGTGCCAGGAATAGCGGCAGACCATTCATTATCAATCTTCACATAAAGATTGATGTTGCAGAAAGCACGAATCTGTTGTTCAAACGGTTCAAGCCATTGTTTGACAATCTCATATTTCCATCCAATGCCACAAGCTCCAAACACTTCTGTCATCTTCTGGATGCGCCACATTGGGCTAATATCACTTTTACCTCTGAGGCGTCCTGCCTGAATTTCTCTAAGAGCTGCTGCGGGTACACTTTTAACACCGTTGAAAATGCTGAGATTCATTTCCTGTTCTTCAACACTTGGATAAGCTTTCGCGTTCATAATTTAATTTATTGGTTTGACTTATAGTTTATTACATCTATAAAGTTATCCTTTATTGACAAGATAAACAAACAGAAACTTCGCCATTTTAACGCCTTTTGCATCACTAAAAAGCCCCGAAGTATATTCTCCGGGGCACAACACATGGCAACAACTTCAGCTCTAAAGAAACACCCATGTAGTCTTTCGGCGTCTTTTCCGTCGTGTCAGCCAGAATCAATACTGGCAGCCCGTAAACAGCATGAGCCTTTTGTTTCTATTTCGCTTCTTCCATCCTAAAGGCTTGTGGAGAAACCCGGACTCGAACCGGGATTGCAGCGTTCCAACCGATTGGCCACTTACAGTGTGAAGTGCAACGAGTATCTGCATAGCTTTCTAACGTCTACCAATTCCGCCATTTCTCCGATTTGTGGACGGTAACGGATTTGAACCGTTGACCTCCGCTTGTGGTGCTCTCCCGTTAAGCTAAGAATCATCCTGAGAGAATCGAACTCTCAACCTTCCACCACACACGGCGCTCTATCCAGACTGAGCTAACCGCCCGATTTATCCGCGATCTTCACAGACAACGGATAACACAATTTCACATTCACGCCGAACTCTTTCCAGTTTCCACAGCAGTGAGTTCAAACCCGTAACCTGCCTGACTTAAAAAGATGTTATGGAACAACGTCTTTTGTGGAGAAGCCCGGACTCGAACCGGGAAGGTGGTATTTTTGCGGCTCTCTGATTTTAAGTCAGTTTCCCCTAAGATGTCTCGCGAGTTGCAGGTTTGGATAGTAACTGTTATCTCGGAATTTTGCACCTCACATCTTGATTAACGTCTACCAATTTCGCCACTTCTCCGAAATAAAAAAGGTGTACTATCTTCACAGACTATACACCCATACTAACACAAAATAAAACACGACAAAACTACTAATTGCATTAAATGCATTCACCCTCGCGGGTTACTTGTTCCCGGATAAGCAATTACGCTACACCGGGATGTAAACAAACTACTTTAGGAATAATTATAAATCAAATAAATACCGGGGCTGTCCCGACGGTGTCCTTTTCACCGGCATATTAGTTAATAATAGAGGAAAATCCTCGTGGACAATGCGGGACTTGAACACCGCGACCTGTACATGATGAAACCATTAAAAAGATACCATGACAAACTACCAACACTATTTCATGCACCGCTCTACCTAACTGAGCTAATTGTCCGTAATGCCACCGACCACAGTCGGTGGACTTTTGATTGATTGATGATGCACCATTGTTATGATACATATTCGCTTTCACAAGTTACTTGCTCCGGTGGACGGACTCGAACCGCCGACATTATGATAAAACCTTCAAAAAATCATACGCTCTACCAACTGAGCTACACCGGAGAACCGATTACTTATCGGTTTTCTTTTTTGCATCCTCTTCTATCAAGTGCTGTACTATCAGCATCACCAATACAAGCACCATGATGATTGCACCGGCTGCACGTTCCTTGGCACTGGCTTCATTGCCATCAGATAACCAAACGGCCGCCCACATTGCACAGATAACTGCCAACATTTGAACAACTCTAATTCTTCTCATTCTTTTGACTTTTACGTTTATACTTTTTCTTTCTCATACGTCTACAATGCCTCAACACCTGAGCAGCATTGCACCTCCATTTGCCATTCTGACTGTTAGACGGCTTATCGCATTCAATCTCCCCAGCTTCTATAAGCCTTATCAACTTCTTTTCACCACCGACTATATACGCTGACTGATCCTTGCTAAAAGTCTCTGTAGACATTATATCCAATATGCTGTCAAGCAATATCTCGGCGATATTCACACACGCCTCACCCATAGAAGTTACTGCTTGCGAGTAACAGTGAAAATACCCTTCTCTTTATCAGATTTTATCTCCCATTTTTTCCCTGGCTCCTTTTCCTTAAGTCGATAAGAAATAAGATTAAGGATATACGCCCTTTTGGAAATAGGAAAAACCTCTTTCGCATCTTTCTCCATCTCACGGATGATGCACATTACACTTTTCTTATTTTCCTCCATACTAATTATTTAGCTAATTATTAAACGGTTATAAAAAGACCTCCGATTCAAGATTATTCGTTAATGTAAATTGAACCGGAGGATTGCTTAACTTTGAAGTGTCAAATAAAAAATTAAGCATTATGAATAATATCGAAAATGAGCAGATACTAAATTCAGCCTATAAAAAAGCATTAGAACAAAAAACTGAATGGATATTTAAAATCCAAAGTACCATACTACTGGTTTCGTTCACAATATTTGCGGTATTGGTCTCTTTAAGCAATTCTTCAAAGGACAATCTTTGCAGTCAAATCTTCCTTTCGTTGGTAATACTATCCAATGCAACCTGTATCCTTTTCTCGAGTATAACCTTATTCGAGAATAGAGTAATGAGCAATGCAATGATACGCAAGGTTCAGGAATATATAAAAGAATATATCCGTTATAGCTTACATGAAGCCATAAAGCCCGTATCTCCAATCTTACCACGAAAAAGACTCTTCGCAATCTGTGAAATAGCATCCTACATTTCATTTTTGTTTTTCATTCTTTCATTAACAGTATATGCCATTCACAGATTATTAACCTAAGAGTTTCTTCTTAATTGCATCAAGCAATCCCGTTGCCTCGATGTACTTTAGAATCTCTTCCTCACCTATCCGGTCAAGGGTTTCTTCGATACCATACTCAGAAATGAGATTGTATATTCCGTGATACTCAATCACGTCTTCAATAGGGATCATCTTCAATAAATCCCTTGTTTCAATGTCTTTATAAACGTGCATAAGCTCAAATTTTAAAATTAGTGGTGTCACCTGGGATCGAACCAGGGCACAAGGATCTTCAGTCCTCTGCTCTACCAACTGAGCTATAACACCTATATACATAAAGTAAATTCCACGATTTACCGACAATAAATTGTCTAACTGATTATTTTTACAACGACATGAGTTTGACCTTTCCTCACAGCGTTATGTCGTTGGGAAGTTTGCCTACATCAGTCGTCCCTTTCAGCTCGCATCAACTTCCAAAACTGCATTTGCCAATAAGTCATAGAACTCTTCTCTTAGCTCCCAGTCTCCCTTCAAGGGCAGGCTCAAAGACCGGACTGGGTTCCGGGATAACCCGGCGAATCATTTGGTTTGACTTTTAAAGTGGAGAGCTTTCGCCCGGACGGTTGGCTACACATATACGCGTTACTATTGTACCCCCAGCATCTTTTGTCCGGTATGAGAACTACCTTTTTGCGAAAGCTCCTATTTAATCACCTACGTAGTGAGCACCAAACTTTCCGGTACTGTTTGGATTGTAATACGCAGATGCAGGAATATCTAAACTGTCATAGCGACTTCTCTTTGCAGGAGTGACATTTATATATTGAGAGTTTATCTCTTGCAATCGCTTTCTCTCAGCATCCTTATCGGCTTTCATCTCTTGCTTTATTTGCAAAGCTTCTATTCTTGAAGAGATTCTAAACTTTGCCATTTTCCAAGACTTTTTCAAAGACTCAGCCCAAGTATATTTACCAGTCTTATAAATATTGTGAGCCGCTTTCATAATTTCTGATAAATTGTACTTTTTCATTTTTGCTATTATTTTATGTGAATATTCTTTTTGTCATATCAATCTTTATCTCTATATTTGGAGTATTGATTGATTGATGATGCAAATGTAATCCATATTTGGATATTTTGCAATCGTTTTATGGAATTAGTTATCCATATTTGGATATATTAACTATTAAATGTATTGTTATGATTAGTAGAATTAAAGAAGTTATTGCCCACTACAAGCTAACAGACAGGGCTTTTGCTATAAAATGTGGTATAAAACAGAACACTCTAAGTAGACAACTCAATGGAGTAAGTGAAATCAGTATATCAACAATTAATGCAATATTGGATAACTACGATGATATATCAGCCGAGTGGTTATTTCGTGGGAAAGGTGAAATGCTTATTTCAAAGAATCAATCAAAAGACGAAAATACAGAACGTATTTCCCGATTAGTAGATACTATCGCCACACTCCAGGGGACAATCAATGAACAGGCAAAAACTATTCAAGTATATGAAGATAAGGTTCGCAAACTTAATGGTGAACTGACATTCTTGAAAAACGAACGAAACGCTAAATAACATAAGTTCATATGATAGCACGCAATAGAATATGGGAAGAGTTAAAACAGGCAAAAGCTAATATACTTTGCCTACAGAAGTACACAGACATTCGCCGTGCACATAATAGATATTATAATGGATTTATAGCACTAACAGCATCCATTGGTGCCTTAGGCTTTCCAATCAATGAATATATCCCACTTATTGCATCTTTATTGATAGGATTCGTTTCAATAACCAAATCAATAATGCCTAACTTTTTACAATCTGAGCCAGAATTGTCAGAATTGGATAATTTATCTAATTTTTATGTACACTACATGAATTCATTAGAAAAAATATGGTATGATCATGATCATGAATTTACGACAGAAAAAGAAGCTATGGAGCTTTTTTTTAAACTAAAAGATAGCGAATGTGACAAGGAATCTATTTTTAATAAAGGAGTAAGGCATATCTCAAAAGAACTTCAAAAGAAAATAGACAAGCAAGCGGAAGAATACATTAATCGAGTATATTTTGAAAAAGAAAAGGAGGAATAAGTATGGCTGAAAAAACAAATTCAGGGAATAAATCCAGTAAAAATACTGGAACTAATTACGGTGGTGGCTATGGTAAGGTACATATTGTACATGATTCGCCAACCTATCAAGGTTCGTTACCCACAACAAGTAAAACCCCACCTCCACCCAAAACGAATACAACAAAAAAATAGAGATAACATGAATAAAAAAGAAAAGAGTAACCCTGTTTTTATGATGGTTTCTGCATCACCTATTTCTCCTCCACCAAAGAAAAAAGAGAAGAATAAGAAAGATGCTACCAAAACATCGAAAAAGAAATAACAATTGTCTAACTATAAAAATTACTATTATGGATAAGAACATCGGAAAACTAACAACAAAAGACATTCCATCCACGACAAATACACCTCCGCCACCTAGACGCGAAGAAAGAGAAACCCCAAGAACATCCCAAACACCACCACCTTCAAAGGCTGAGTCTAACGAAAAAAAGTAATCATACTTTCTTTTTCCACTCCCATGGTTTTGGGGAAGGTATATAATCAACAGGAATGCCTTTGTCAGATAAGATATTTTTCAAATGCCATGCAAGTGCTTCATCCGACACATGCTTTTCATTCACTAAATATCTTATCTGATAAACCATTCCTTTAATTGCGGATTCAGATAACGGTTTTATTCTTTTAATCAT